TGTGATAATATCGCGCCCGATTGGGGACATCAGTAGGCGCATTGTGCGGTACTGAGGTCTGGCTAATGGTGTTAACGTACACCCTCTATCACTGTATGTCTTTAAGACAGGGTACTCCTATTTGGACCGCTCCAGTGATGGAGACCGACTACGAAGAATATGTTTTCAAATTATGAAGAACAAATCAACGCAATCTCGGTCAACGAGTAACACCCGGTGGATCCGACAGCGCGAGCTGCGGGTCTTCATGATGTTACCAGTCTGGCTAATAGGTCTGCGAGGGCTTTGGGGGACTTGTTTCCTTCCACTCCATAATGATATTCTCCGATTGTGGTCAACGAACGGGAGCCTTTGGCTTTCCCAGTACTTGGCCTTGATCAGTCGTATCATTGTGTTGTGGGTTGGAAAGCAGCCGTACGTAGAGTCAAATCCGACTGTGCGTGTCCGACTAACTCGATATGGCCTACCCGCGATTCTCCCCTCGTGCCTACGTAAGATTTTCCTCCTCATTCGAGGTGAAGATCATGCATATGCACTGGTGGTGATTCGCGTAACTCTGACTATCCTTTCGGTTTACAGAGTGATCGGCTGCCGCCCTAACCTAAAGATAGAGACCATTACTGGTCCCTTCTCGGGTTCGGCGGCCACACTAGCCGCATGGGAAGTGGGTCAGGCCGTAGGTCTGTTACCCCGAGGTCTTTCACTTGTGAAAGTCTCGTGGACATACCTCTCGGAGAGTGCTGGACCTAATTTCAAGCGCGCAACCTGGTCCTCTGGTCTCGATGCTTTAGCCTTCCTTCGGTTTCCACTTGTGTGGTTCCATTGGGTGGCTGTGGCATGGGCTCAAGGGGCGTGGGTATTACTAACTTGGAACTTGTTCACAGTACTGGTTTCCTTACCGGTTGTTCCATTGTTACTGGTGAGTAAGAAGTTTCCTTCTCGCCTGGGGAAGCTGGCAACGTTATTTGAGGCTCGGGGGAAGGTTCGGGTTGTAGCAATTACAGATTGGTGGACGCAGGTTTTACTTGCTCCCCTCCATTCTGCTTTGTTTGACATCCTGAAACTCCTCCCTGAAGATGGGACCTTTGATCAATTGGCCCCAACTAAGCGTCTTATAGCGTATGTCCGCGCCTCGGGCTCGAAGGTCTTTTCTTATGATCTCTCAGCTGCAACGGATAGACTTCCTATTGCGTTCCAAATTCAAGTCCTTGAGGCACTCAATGTGCCTTGGGCCTCGAATTGGGCTGCGTTACTTGTAGCGCGACCTTGGTATCTGGCCAAAGAGCCTGTCTTTTACGCTGTCGGTCAACCTATGGGGGCTTTGTCCTCCTGGGCCATACTCGCAATTTCCCACCATCTTTTGGTGCAAATTGCTGCACGACGTGCAGGTGTTGAGGGGTGGTTTACTCACTATGCCTTACTCGGTGATGATATTATTATCGCTGATGAAGGCGTGGCGAAGGCTTACCTCGATCTCATGACGAATCTTGGAGTCACCATTAACCTCTCGAAGTCTTTCGAGATGGCTAGTGGAGGCTTTGAATTCGCCAAGAGATGGATCTCTCCGACTCTAGGGGAATTATCCCCAATGAGTCCCGGTTTGATCTTGGCATCCGTGCGTAATCCGCGTATATTGGCAACTCTTTTCAAAGATGCCTTGAAACGTGATTTCGTCTTTTCCACACATGTTGTTCGAGATCTGGTTCGGTTCCTCCGGACAATTCGGCCACGTAAGTGGCTTGATCGTCAGTTGTTACCGATCCTTTCATCGGTTTGTGGGCCAAACGGTGGGTTATGGGATAGCGCCAGTGGGCTTTATTTCAAAGCTAGCTGGATCAAGCTATTCCCATCCAGCCGTATTGCGAACAAGCTGAGGAACCCTTATCAGTCTACTGACTCGGGTACTTCAGAACGAGACCCCTCCTCCATCGAAGAGAGATCTTGAGCAACAGCTCGTCTCCAGATTCTGGAAACGATCTGTCTTGTTCGGGTCCTCCCTTTGGGGTGCGATCTCGGCACCTTTGTTGGTGTTCTCACCTGCCTTTTGGGTCTACTGGGACTTGGCACAGAAAGCCGATGCTAAGGTTGGGGCATGGATCGACGCACAAGAGCTCTCTGAGCGAATGTGGGCCGGATCCCGTGCTTTGATGTTTGCACGGTTGACTGGCGCGTTTGAGCGACGGTTCAGCTCGATCTTGGAGTTTAATCTCCGGAATCTTTCTCGTAGTGAGTTTGACCCCGGGCTCCTTGATTGGGACCGGAAGCTAGCGGAGGCTCTGGTTAAGGCACATTCCAAGTTGTTTAGAGAGTGGAAACTTCTTTCCGCTTCCTTTCCAACTGGGCGTCCTAAACCAGTCCGGTCTTCTCGAGTGAAACCGGTCGTTTATCGGCCAATCCCTCATAACCTCTCGCTTGTACCTATGTCCACATACCGGGGGTATCCTTGGGATAAGACCATTTGGTCTTACCCTCGGCCTCGGCTGTGGGGACAATAGTCAGGCGACCTTATCCGGTGGATACCGGACGTTCCAGAGATAGAC